GTTGTCAAGCGCCATGGTCTGATTGGTCGAGTACTGCTGGAAAATCGAACTCAGTTGAGACACGGACGACTGCGCGAACGACACCGCTGTCGTAATTGCCTCAATGCGCGCCTGCTTCTGCGCCTGCTCCATCTCCTCGGCCTTCGTTAAAATATCATTAAGCCATTTAATAGATTCCTCAGAAGCCTTTTTGTCGGCTTCGGACTGTGCCTGCGCGGCTTTTCTCCGTGACGCTGTTTTCGCGTTGTCGGAATCAAGCGCGGCCTGCTTACCGATGTTATTATATACCTCCCGAGTCTTGGCGAGATCGCCCTCGATCTTGCCAACCGCGAATTGATATGTCAGAGCCGCGCGTTTGGCATCAACCGCGCCCTGCATCGCACTTGACGCAAGTTGCCTGTTCCCGAACACTCCGTAAATTTTGCTCGCCATCTCTGAAGCGCTCGAAATAATGTCGAATTTCAGAGCCTGGATTTGAGCGCCCCACACCGCAATCTGTTGATAGGCCATGCGGAAACCGAGCACGGATTTCGCCACAAATTCGCCAACCGCCCGGCCGAGATTTATTGTTTCGTCGCCGGATGCGACAAGATCGGACAGGAAAAGTTTCACCGTCGGTACAAGCTGTTCTCCGAATGTGCGAAGAGCTATGTCTCCGATGTCAGCCCATGTGGATTTTAAGCCTTCAAGAGTGTTCGATTGTTTGGCCAGCATCTGATAAAATCTTCCACCCTCTCCGGTGGCATCGCGGAAAGCCTGCTTTACCATGTCACTGGAAATAGCTCCCTTCTCCATTTCCTTTTTCAGTTGGCCCATAGATTTGCCGGTCTTCTCGCTCATCACTTGGAGAGGGTTAAATCCGGCGTTAATCATCTGCAACAGGTCTTGTCCCATGAGACGCCCGGCACTCGACATCTGAGCAAACGCCAGCGTCAGAGAGTCAAGTTTTTGTTGGTCACCACCGGATACGTCTCCGAGCATTTTTAGGGTTGGCACAACTTCTTCAGCGGCTGATCCGAAGTTAAGCAATAATAATGCATTCCGCTCTAATCCCTCACCCTGTAATGGAGTTGACGCCGCGAAATCCTGAATTTCTTTCAACATCTTTTGGGCTTTGCCGGAACTACCGAGCATAACTCCAAAAGCGACTGCCTGTTTTTCGTATGCGCCAGCCGCTTTTAATCCAGACGAAACTATTCCCTTCAACGCGACCACGGCAACACCAACCGCAGCGGCGGCGGCAACGGAAGCAGTTTTAATACCTCCAAAAGAGGATTCACCGCTTTTCCCGGTTTTACCCATCTCGGATTGTATCTGATTAAGCTGCTTCCGCAGCTCCGTCATGTCGGCCTGGACCTGATAGATGAGCTTTCCCGCGTCGATTCCAGTCATTTCCTGATTACCCTTTTGCCGTCTTTATCGGGCGCAACCGGGAGATAATCTGGATACTCGTCAACCTCAAGATGCTTACGCCGGTCATACGGTATCCGCTCCCAGTACCACACCGTCTCATCCATCGTCATCCCGTACAGCACTTCAGAGAGATTCCAGCGGTACCATGAGCACACGCCGGATATGATCTCCTCGTAACCTACTCTACGGCCTTTCCCTCTTGTTTTTGCGGTTCTTGCGGTTCCTCCTCCGCGTCCGCATTTTTTTTTTCAGGCTCCGCGAATAGAAACACTATCATCGCGGTCATGGACCTCATATCAAGACGCTGCTCAATCCATTCCGGGCTTACCCGGTCATTCTCCGGCACGCGCTGATTCAAGATGGTTGCAAGCACCTTCATCGCAACCGCGCGGGATTCCTCGTCCTCGTCGGGAGTGCCGAAGCGGCCATACGCGGCCGCATTCTGGCTTATCACGAGCGACGTGATGGCGGGTATTATCGGAACTTCGAATACCCGCCCGCCGAGCGTTATGCTCTTGCCTTCCTCAAAAAACTTGTCGGCGTCGAAAGACCTCATTACGAATAACTCCTTTCGTCGATGATCTCATACAGCTGATCTCCTGCGTCGCGCGTGGTGTCGAGATCGCCAACCATTTCGAACGAGGTTTCCATCACGTCGTCGGCGTCGTCTGACGGGAACGTGAACTCGAATCCCTTTGACACCTTGCCAGCGTAAATGGTGATCTGGAGCTTCTTTCCGTTCGCGTCGGTATGGATCAGGCGGCACACCCTGGGGCTGATCGTGAATTTCCCGCCGCTCGTGAACTTTATCGAGGCGTTCGGCGTGTAATCATAGGTGATCGTCAGGTTCTGCGCCGCCGTGGTGAATGTCTCGCTGTCAATCGGCATAACGCCATAGCGTCCATCGGGCATGAGGGCCACGAAATAATCAGTTCCAGCAACGAGGACGGCATTGGTGCTACCGACAACGCTTACCACGGTGATGATTGATCCGTCGCCGTTCTGGTGCTCGATCGGGATTACCTCGTTGAATGCCCATGAACCCGATACTACAAGCTGCGCTTCATCCTCGACGATATCACCCGCGACAGGAGTAAGAACATCGAGGCCACCGCGCGCGACATTGAGCTTGTTCAGGTCGAGCTCGAGCAGGCCAGCGGTAAGCTTTGCCTTCTGGTTTTTTATCCGCTTGATGGGCTTGCCCGCGTTATCGGTTTCGATCTCGACCTCTTCCCATTCCTCGGTGAAGACGGCCCCGCGAAGCGCTCCCATTGAAGCGAGTGATTCCACGGACGCGCCGATCTGAAAGTCTCCGCTCCCGAATATGAATTTGTTCGTATTCGCCGTAATCTGACTCATCGTTTATTCTCCCGTATACATAATCTGAAAATCGGTCGCGTAATGATAGAGATTCGTCTCATCCTCGCGTAACCGTGTACGACTGAGGTATATTATTTTCGGGATTTCAACGCCTCCCGATATACCGCTATAGCCTTTCAGTGCGTCGATAATGGCGTTGCTCGCTTGCTTCGCCGTGATGTCGTCAGCGGCAAAGGAGCTGACCTGAAACCGATAACGCCCTACCTTCGCCTCCGCAACCTCTCCCCCGGAAACTTCGAAGAAGCAGACCGCCGGATACGTCGTACTCTGAGGCAGCCAGCCCGAATAAATCCTGGTGCTGACGACTTCAACCAGCGCTTCGCTCGCCTGCAATAGTGCGAGGATTCCGGGTTCAACGAGCGTCGTCATTTCACCGCCCTGAGATTGCGCTGGAATATGCGCTCGACGTCGCGCCTTGAATTGTCGCCAGCCGGGCGAAGATACGGCTGTGCGCGCATCTTTCGCGTGCCGAACTCGAGATATGCGGCGTATGAAGCGTTCGCGCTGACCTCGGCCGTCAAATCAGCGGCTTCTATTTGGTGCGTTATGGACCGCCTCAGATTCCCGGTATCTACCGGACACGCGAGCTTTGACCTGGTCTCGATCAAAAGCGCGGACTCGTTCAAGGACTTCACGCAAGCGGCCCTAATCTTCGCCTCTACTTCGGCGTGTTTGAGTTCCACCCTCATGCCGTGCGCTCGAGATCAATCGATAATTGCGACGTGAAAGGAGCCGGGTTCACGGCGACAACCCGATAGGTATCGCCGTCGATAACAGCCCTGTCGGCCGTGGTGATGTCCAGGTTATCACACAGCATCCGATGCGTGAAAAAGTCGGTGGCCTTGCTCGCCGAAAACTTCTGGTACGCCGACGCCGTGTAGACGTGGGCCCGGAACGTCAGATAGTCGGCCCATGTCTCCGATGGCTGCCCGTTCACGTCCTGCCCTATCGTGGCGCGGCGCGTGGTCACGGCCTTGTTATAGAGGTCGGGCTTCACACCACCCTCACGTAACGGCCTATCATGCCGGCAATGCTTTTCGGGTATCCGTCGAGCATATCCTCTTCGGTGTAACTGTACCCGCCCGTGCTTTCTGATTTCAGGCCGTGCCGCTTATACAGGTTATAACCGACCATAAGCGCGGCCACGTAATCGGCCCCGCCGGGATAGAGCGTCAACAACACGCTGGTCCCATCTGCCGTTGCGGCGGCGTCGAGCGTGATAGTCTGCTCGTTCCAGTCCCATGACAGCACCTTCCCTGTAATCCCGTCGCCGCTGATAACGTCGCCCCGAATGATATGCTGAAACAATGCGTCAATCTCTTCGGTCTCATCGAGCAAATACGGATCGGTGTCGTTGTCAACGTCGATGTCAGACAGAACATATCCACCGCTCGAAAACGTGGCGAGGAAGCGCGAGAAATTGACGTTTCGAATGCGCTCGTAATCGGCCTCGACCACGGGGATAATCGCGGAAATCTTTGATTCCACGATCTCATCAACAACGTAAAGGATGGTCCCGCCCCACGCCGTCGGCGCCGTGCCCGTGGCATAGAAGCTGTCTCCGACCTCAATCGAGGTCGCGCCCACGTTCGCAAAATTACCGGTGGCCCCCTTGACCTTGACCGTGTATTTCTGGCCGACCGTGAGCGATCCAGAAGCCTGGCAAGTGTCTGCCAGGCCCAGGAATGCTTTTACTTGTGCGGTGTTTACGATCATGATTACATCCAATACGGCTTGAGCCAGCAGTCTATCGGCACACCCGCGACGGTGGTCGTCTGCAAGGCGATTCCGCAGTAGGCGCTTGCGTCAGTTGCCTCGTTGGACAGGATAGTCACATTGACCGCTCCCACTGCCCCGAGCATGATCTCAGTGACGGTTGCAAACGGAGTCGTGCCGT